CTTCTGCTGGAAAAACAATATGCATTCTTTTAATTTTAATAGATTATGCAATAAAAAACCCAAATAAAGAAATAAGTATTGTATCTGCATCTGTCCCTCATCTTCGTAGAGGTGTTTTAAAGGACTTTCTTTCTATTCTTAATAGTTTACATAGGTTTAAAGATAATCAGTTTAACAGGAGCTCCCTTAAATATACTTTTACTAATAATAGTTATATAGAATTCTTTAGTACAGACCAACCTGATAAATTAAGAGGAGCAAGAAGAACAGACTTATTTATAAATGAGTGTAACAACGTTAGCTTTGAATCTTACAATCAATTAATGGTTAGAACATCAGGTAGTATATGGTTAGACTATAATCCATCAATATTATTTTGGGTAGATAAAGAATTAATAGGCCAAGAAGATACAGATTTTATTACCCTTACTTATAAAGATAATGAGGTATTACCACGAAGTATAGTTAAAGAAATAGAAAAAGCAAAGGAAAAAGGAAAAACATCTACTTACTGGGCCAATTGGTGGAAGGTATATGGATTAGGTGAATTAGGAAGTTTAGAAGGTGTTTGTATTTCTGATTGGAAGGAAATAAGTAATATACCAAATGAAGCAAGACTATTAAGCTACGGTATGGACTTTGGATATAGTGTAGACCCAACAACATTAATTGCTTTATATAAATGGAATGAAGCTTATATATTTGATGAAGTTCTATATAAAAAAGGAATGTTAAATAGAGATATTAGCAGAACATTAACACAATTAGATATAAAAGAAAATATAATAGCAGATAGTGCTGAGCCAAAAAGTATAGCCGAACTTGTAGGATATGGCCATAATGTTTATCCTGTAAGTAAAGGAAGGGATAGTGTAGTATATGGAATTAACTTAATAAACCAAAACGAAATATACATAACGCAAAGAAGTAAAAACCTTAAAAGAGAATTACAGGGATATGTATGGGCTAAAGATAAAGAGGGTAATACATTACAGAAACCTACAGGTTCCCATCCTGATTGTATTGATGCTGCGAGGTACGTTTTAACTGATCATTTAGAGAATCCTAATAAAGGACAATATTACATCTATTAAAATAAATGTTTATAATTTGTTTATATGTTAAATATTTTTATTATATTAGCTATGTATAACAAAAATTAATAATCATGTCAAAGAGCAAAGAACAATTTAAACACAATTTAAAAAGAACAAAAGAAATAAGATTACATAATAGAAAGATAACAAAACAATTTTTTAGAGAATCTGATCCTGATAAGAAATGGAAATTACTTAGAAGTATAGAGCCAGAAGATTATAGCTTATTAAATAACCATTTACATCATCCAGATAATTATTAACCAAAACAAAAATTATGAAAATTAAATTAAGAGAATTAACACCAGAACAAAACAGAAAAAATTTAATGATAATATTAAAAGAAGGATTAAGACTTATGGTATTAATATTTGCTTTTGTATTATTCTGTAAAGCAAGTTGGAAGTTTCTAATATGGATTTGGTAATACCTAAACATATAGAAAAGAAATATCCAGATTATAAAAAGAAATTAGCCTGTTGGAATAAAAAATATTTTGTAATAGTTAAACCAATAGAAAAGGGATATAAAAAAGGAGGATATCCTGTAACACTTATAATGGATTTTGATGGTACAAAAAAATATGGTAAAGAAATTTATGATCAAAATAGTGAAAAATTAGAAAAAAAAATTATATATTTATATAAGCACATTTGGTATTATTATATTTATAAAAAATAATTAGATTAGTTTTTAATAGTTAAAAAAGGGGGAATTAGTTACTTTATACAATATCTCCCTTTTTTTATTGTATATATATGAAAGTTGAAATACTGGTTCCAGATAAATTAAGTGAAATAACTTTAGGGCAATATCAAAAGTTTGTTAAACTAAATACTGAAGAAAATAAAGATACTCCATTTCTATTAGAAAAGATGGTAGAGATATTTTGTAGTTTAAATTTGCAAGATATATTAAAGATTAAATTTACTTCAGTACAACAAATAGCTAATAAGTTAAATAAACTATTTGAAGAAGAACCTGAACACATAAAAACATTTTCATTAAATGGAGTTAATTATGGATTTATTCCTAACCTTGATGATATGACTCTTGGTGAGTATATAGATCTTGATAGTAATTTATCTGATTGGGAAAAAATACATATTGCAATGGCTGTATTATATAGGCCTATTAAAGTTAAGAAAAATAACAAATATAATATAGAAGAATATACAGGACCAAACAACGCTGAACGAATGAAAGATATGCCATTAAATATCGCAATGGGTAGCATGATTTTTTTTTACAATTTAAGCAACGAATTGCTGACAACTACCCTGAACTTTTTGGTGAACGAGATGGAGGAATCAATGACTTTGGAGCAACAGCAACTTTTGGAGCAAAATGGGGTTGGTATCAATCAATCTATGGACTTGCTAAAGGGAATGTTGCCGAGTTCGATAAAGTAACTAAATTAAATGTACATAAATGCTTATTGTATTTAGCATTTGAAAAAGAAAAAGTAGAATTAGAAAAAAAATTAATTAAACAAAAAAGTAGAATATGAAAGGGTTCTATAATTTAACAAGTGAATTAAAAACAGCTTTATTAGCAGAGCCATTTTGTAATACAGTTACAACAGGTAGTTTAGATGATATTGATTTAAACAAACAAACTATTTATCCACTTGGTCATATAATAGTTAATAATTGTACTGTAGCAACAAATGTATTTACTTTTAATGTATCTGTATTATGTATGGACATAGTAGATATTGATAAAAAAGAAACTACAGATATTTTTGTAGGTAATGATAATGAGCAAGATGTTTTAAATACTCAATTATCAATAATAACCAGAGTAATGAATAAACTACAAAGAGGAGATTTGTATACTAACCTTTATCAAATAGAAGGAACAGTATCATGTGAACCTTTTGTAGATAGATTTGAAAACAAATTAGCAGGATGGGCTGCAACATTTGATGTATTAGTTCAAAACGATATGACAATATGCGACTAAAAGAAACAAAAGAAGCATTAATAAAATTTAGAAATTTTGTAATACAACAAAGTAGATCAAGATTAACTAAAGGAAAAAAGAATGTAAATAAGGATTTATATAATAGCTTAGAAGGTAATGTTAAGGTTATGCCTAATTCTATTAATGTACAATTTAGCATGGAAGATTATGGAGTGTTTCAAGATAAAGGTGTAAGTGGAAAAGAAAAAAAGTATAATACACCTTTTAGTTACACAAATAAAATGCCACCTTTAAAACCTTTAGCTAATTGGGCAAAGTTTAGAAATATTAGATTAAGAGATAAAAAAGGAAGATTTTCTAAAGGCAATTATAATACTATAGGATTTTTAATAGCAAGAAGCATATATAAAAAAGGTATTAAACCAAGTTTGTTTTTTACTAAACCATTTGAACAAGCATTTAAAAAATTACCAGAAGAATTAACAGAAGCTTTTGGATTAGATATTAAAAACTTTTTACAATATACAATAAGACAATGAGTACAAAGATAAACGCAAGAAGTCCATTTTATTTAAGTTATACAGAACCTACAGTTCCAACTCCTACTTTTAATTGTACTATAGCAGGGCCAACAAGTTCTTCAAGTGGAGAAAGTAATAAATTTGATGTTGACCAAGCAGGAGTTATAACACTTCCTTTACTTGATTTTGGACAGATTGATTCTATATCAAGTTCTGATTCAGGTTTTGCAAATGACAAATATGCTACAGTATCTACCCCTACAACAAGAACTATTACTTTAAAAATTAGAATACCTGATGGATTTTCAAATACTTCTGATGTGTTTTTTAATTGTGATGTAACTGCAACCCAACCTACTTTTAGCGCAGGAAGTTCTTGTACAACTAATACAACTTTAAATGGATCAGTACCTACTCAAACTATTACAAGAGGTGGATCTACAGCATCAGTTACTTTATCGAGTTATTTTACAGCAGGAAGTTCTGCAATTACAGGATATACAATTACAAATAACCATACAGAATTTGTAACTACTTCTTTAAGCGGATCAGGAGCAAGTCAAACATTAACATTAAATTCTTCTGACATTTGTGATACCAAAGTTATTTATGTAACAGCAACAGATGCATTAGACAATAGTTGTCCTGCGGTGCAACCTATAACAGTTACAATAAATGGATGTGGAGCAGCAACTTGTAGTGATAATAGTTTTTCAGGAGGATCAATAAATCAAGCAGGAACAACAATTACAAAACCTTATGCTTCTTTTGGAACAGTAGGAAATATATCTTTAACAGATGGAGGAGCACCAATTACAAGTGTAGCTGCTAATAGTGGAGCAACCTCCCAAGATGTTACATTATGGTTTACTTTAACAGTGCCTGATGGATATTCTAACGCAGGTTCTTCTATAAATTGTTCATTTGTTTTATCACAAGCAGGAACAGGATTAGATGCAGGAACTTGTGAATTAGCTAATTTATCAGGTCAGTCAATTTCTACAAGGGGAGTTATTGATCCAGGTGTTGCTAATCATGATGCTTTTTATACAGGAACTCCAATTGCAGTAGGAACAAGCTTACCTAATGTTACTGATAGATATGAAGAAGTTAATGAAGATACACCAAGAACTCCTAAAATTAAAGTAACTGTAGGAACAGGATTTTCTAATTCAGGAGCAATATTAGAATGTCCTATAAACTTAACACAACCTGCAATATTACCAAGTTGTTTTGCAGCAGGGGCAAGTACAGAATTTTATATAAGCCAAGGTTTTTCTAATCCTTTTGATGTAACTACAGTTTGTCAAAATACATATTCTGTAAATAAACCAGTTAAAAGAAGTAACACAATAGCTAACATGGAAGATTTAGCAACTAATAATGGTTTAGTTTGTGAAGGATCTACTCCATTTAGAGGAGGGGGTTTATGGTATGTAGCAGCATCTTTATCATTCTTAAAAGCAGGAAAAAGAGGATCAGCTAATCAATTAATTAGAATTAACGACAATGGTATGTGTATTGATTATTTATGGTTTAGCTGTCAAACATTAACAACAGGAAGTTAAAAATAATATTATGAGTTTAAGAACAGCAATATTACAATTATATGTTTATTCAGGAACAGAAGGAGCACAAACAACAAGTGATCTAAAATATACTATTGAAAAAGAAATTATTGATGGTGATACTAAAATACTTTTTGAAATAGGTGAATTAGTAAGAGATTATATAGACATAACTTTTAATGATGATTATGTATGTAATACTAAATGGGTAACAGCAATCACTACCCTATATGATGAAAATAATGAAATATTTACCTATAGCAATCCTGTAACTAATCATTATGTTGCTTTAAATGGTTATGGTTATTTTGAAGATGAAATAAATCCCCAATTATCTACAGATGCTTTAGTAAGCAGTACTTATATGTATATACCTGAAAGCACAACATCTAAAATAGGTGTTTGGGCAGAAGGTGTTGGAAAAGTAACAATAGATGGTTCAGATACTGAAATAACTGATAATGGTAATTCTAATCAAAAAATACAATATGTAACTATTCCTGCAAATAGTTCAACTATACAAGTTTATGACACGCATGATAGTAGTATTTTAAAAACAATAAATATTACTAATGTATGTGAGCCAAAATTTACTCCTTATAAAATAACATTTGTAAACAAGTATGGAGCTTATGAAAATATTTGGTTCTTTAAAAAATCAACAGAAAGTTTAAGTGTAACTGATGAAAAATTTAAACGTAATACTATTAATAATTCTACAGTTACTTACAACACTTACGAAGGCCAACAAGAAAGATATAATGTCAATGGACTTACTTCACTTAGTTTAAATACAGGATTTGTAAATGAGGATTTAAATAAAACTATTGAAGAACTATTTTTAAGTGAAAATGTTTGGATCAGATATGAAAGTAAAACACAACCTATAATACCAAAATCAAAATCATTTGTTTTTAAAACTAAACTTAATGATAAACTTATAAATTATACAGTAGATTTTGAATTTGCATTTAATAAAATTAACAATGTTAGATAATGGTAGGATTAGAGCTTTATGTCAAAGATGAAGAAAATGTTTTTCAGCGTATTGAGTTATTTAAGGATGAAAGTGTAACTATTACCCAAAGCTTACAAGATGTAAAAGATATTGCTAAAGTCTTTTCAGATTATTCACAAACTTTTAACGTACCTGCTTCTAAAAAAAATAATAGGGTTTTTGAACACTTTTACAATTACCATATAAATATATTTGATGCCAGAAGAAAAAAGGATGCTAAATTATATTTAAATCATCAACTTTTTAAAGAAGGTAAAATAAAATTAGAAGGTACTACATTAAAAAACAATAAAGCTCACACTTATAAACTAACTTTTTTTGGAAGTGGAGTAAATTTAAAAGATATATTAGGAGAAGATAAATTAGATGCTTTAGTAGGCCTTAATGAATTTAATTTTGATTATACAACAGCTAATCTAAAAGCTTACATGTCTGATGGTTTAGATGTTTTAGCTTTTGGTGAAGATTTTGAAGATGCTATTGTTGTTCCTTTAATATCTGCTAAAAAAAGATTTATTTTTGATTCCGCAGGAACAAATACCAATACAGATACTACTTGTAATTTATCATCTTATGGACAAGGAGCAGAATTAACACAATTAAAACCTGCTATTAGAGTTTATGCTATTATAAAAGCTATAGAAGCGCAATCTAATTACAATTTAACTTTTAGTGATGATTTTTTTAATGAAACTAATCCTGAATTTTATAATCTTTATATGTGGTTGCATAGAAAGGAAGGAAATCTTTTTGATGAACAACAACCTGCTTCTTTCCTTTTTGAAGATTTAAAAAATGATGGAGGTTATAACGAAAAAGTGGTATGTGATTTTAATAATTCAAGAACATCATTTACAACACCTGCATCAGGTTTAAAAAGAACACAAAGAAACCAAGAAAGATATTTAACTATAGAAATTATTGCTTCCGCTCAAACTTCAAGTAATAAATTTGATTTTATAATTTATAAAGATGGTCTTTTATATAAAGAGTATAAAGATTTACAAGGAGATACAGTAGGAAACAATCCTATAGTAAAAGGTAAAAAAATACCAAAAGGAACATATAGTTTTGCTATATTTGGAAGTCATCCAAGTTCTTTTGAAATTATTGGACTTGTTGAAATGGATAAAACATTTTTAGGTGGATTATTTAATAGTAGCGGAGGAAGGGATAAAAGAAATTTTACTGCCACTACAACAGTTGGAACAACTAACAAATTACAAGCAATAACTCAAGTGCCTGAAATTAAGGTGATTGACCTATTATCTGGACTTTTTAAATTATTCAATCTAACAAGTTTTCAAAATGAAGATGGAACTATAGAAATAAAATCTTTAGATGCTTTTTATAGAGGAACAACATTAAAACCTGTAGTTACTTATGATGTAACCAAAGAAATAGATAAAACAGATTTAACAGTAGATAGTGTTTTACCTTTTAAAGAAGTAAGTTTTAAATATCAAGGTTTAGATAGTTTTATAACTAAAAGCCATAATGAATTATTTAATATTGAATGGGGATCCTTAAGTTATTCAGGAAATGAAGATACAAAATTAGAGGGTCAGTCATATAAAATAGAAGTTCCTTTTGAACACATGAAATTTGAAAGATTGTTAAATGTAACAGGAGGAGCAACAACAGATATTCAATATGGATGGAGTGTAGATATAGACCAAAATTCCTATTTAGGAAAACCATTATTATTTTACCCTGTTAAAAAAACAGTTGATGTTAAAATATTAGAATTAGATAATGCTACATCCTCAACGTTAACTTCTGTTTATTTACCTTCTAACTCATATTCTTTATCTGCTACAGATGCATCAGGTGCTGATACTTCAGGTAATATTAACTTTAATGCAGAAGTAAATGAATATACAGGAAGGCCATTTGAGCTTAGTTTGTTTGAGCAATATTATAAAACATATTTAAAAGAAATATTTGATCCTAAAAGAAGGTTAACAACTACTTCTGCTTATTTACCACTTAGTACAATACTTAATATTAAGTTAAATGATAGAATAAGAATTTCTGATAGGTTATATAAGATAAATAAAATGACAACTAATTTTGAAACTAATAAAACAGTTTTTGAATTAATAAATATTGTTGTTTCAAGTGGATTAGCTCCATCTACAGTTTTAACAGATGACAATACTGAATTTTTAGCAATTATTCCACCAACTATTATACCATCAGTAAATTGTATAACAGTAGATACAACAGGATATACTGCTGATGATACAGTTTTAAGAGCAGATTATGGATGTAATACTGATGATGTAGAATCCTTTAATGTTAGCCAACCTATTCCTGATACTATTGATTCAAATATAATAGTAGCTGATGTAGAACCTTGTACAGTTGTAGCTCCAACATTAACAGAAGCAACACAAAAAACAAATACTTCTACAAGTGTTTTCTTTACTCATAATTTAACTACTCTTGGAAGTGTATGTAAAAAGAACCAAGTAAGTGATTACGGATGGTTAATTGCAGATGCAGATGCTACATTAAGGGGAAGTGATGATATAGATACATTAATTGGAACAGGTGGTGTTACAAATAGAGCGTTTACAAATGGTTCTGTAGGAGATTATACAACAGAAGTTACAGGGCTTACACATCCTGATGATAAATATTGGAGATTTTATGCAAGAACAAATACAGATTCTGCTTATGATAAAGCAGATGTAATTAGTGATATATATGGGGCTTCTACTTTTACTGGAGTAAGCTATACAGAAACTACAGCAGTACAGGACTATCTTATTTACGATTTTGAAAATATAAGAACCATAAGAATTAAAAGTTATGCAGGAGATATTTATGATTATCAAGGGGTGTTTGGAAATATGCTAATTTATTCTAAAATTATACCTTATGTTGTAAAAGGGCCTCCACTTCCTGCTGCTAATTGCGTAACTGTATCAAATCAAGATGAAAGCCCTCCTGTTTGGTGTAATTACGGAGCTTATACAGCAAGAACATCAACTTCACATTTTGGTTTTAGTAACTTTCATAGTTCAACAGGTCGAGTTGGTTATCATGCTACAGATAGATCCACAGCCGAGCAAGAAGCAATTAAAGGGTATGAAAATTGGGGCTATTTAAGCGCTACTTATTATTACCCAGTTCCTTATGCAAATATGCCTATAAATGGAGTTTACTATCATGGTTTTATACATGAAGGAACGTCAATTTATACTCAAATAACAGGAGGAATGACTTTAGCTCCTGATGGTTACTATGCTATGTGGAACACATCATCATCAGGAAAACATACAAGTAATGTAGGATTTTCTGTTAGATTATTAAATGGATATATACAAGACAAACAAACATTTTATAAAACATGATAGAAAATATATTAACGCTATTAAGAATAGCTAAAGAAAAAAAAATTAGAGGTACTTATATAGATATAGCCCTTGGAAAAAACAAATTTCCTGAATCTATAAGAGAAGCCTACCAACACTTTAAAAACTTTTAACAATGGCAGAAAAAATTAATATTGATTTGGATTTAAAAACAGGATCAGCAATAAAAGATACTTCAAAAATTGCTGATAATATCCAAGATATAGGTAAAGCATCCAAACAAACAGAAAGAGGAGTAAAAAGATTCTCCACAACACTTGGTAATATAGGAAAAGCTACTGGCGTAGTTACTTTAGTAGTAAAAGCATTTGAAGTATTACAAGAAACATTTAATAAAAATCAAAAAGTTGTAGATATTTTCAACACTGGTATGGAAGTATTAAGTTTAGCATTTAATGACTTATTTACTTTCTTAAGCAACAACGTAGGAAGTGTTGTTAGTTGGTTTCAAGGCATATTTAGTGATCCTGTTGGGGCTATAAAGGATTTTGGTACAGCTATAAAAGATAATTTAATAGAAAGGTTTAATAGTTTTTTAGATACGCTTGGATTTGTAGCAAGTGCAGTTAAAAAAGTGTTTAGCGGTGATTTTGCAGGAGCTTTAGAAGATGTTAAAAGTGCAGGTAAAGAAAGTTTAGATGTTTTAACTGGTGTTGATAATACATTTGAAAAAACTACTGAAACTGTTAAAAATATAATTCCTTCAATCAAAGAATATACTAAAAGTACATTTGATTCAGCAAAGGCTATTGTGGAATCTAATAAAGCTGCACAAATTGGTATAGCACAAAACAGAATTATATTAGAACAAAAAGATAGAGAAGCAGAAAAGCTAAGACAAATTAGAGATGATGAATCTAAAACAATAGAAGAAAGAATAAAAGCAAATAATGATTTAGCTAAAGTTTTACAAGAGCAAGAAGATTTAATGACTGCAAATGCAGATGCACTTATAAGAGCAGCACAATTACAATACGAAAAAAATGCAAGTGATGAAAACTATATAGCTTTATTAGATGCTAAGGCAGAAAAAGAAGGAATATTAGCACAAGTTGAAGGGTTTAGATCAGAACAATTAATAAATCAAATTTCTTTACAAAAAGAATTAACAGAAGCAGCAAAAGAAGAAGCTGAAGTACAATTAGAAATTCAAAAAGAAAAACAACAAGCCATTCAAGATACTTTAGATGCAACTATAGATGCAGCAGGAGCAGAAACTAAAATTGGTAAAGCTTTATTTATTGCTAAACAAGCTATTTTAATTAAAGAACAAATAGCAGAAGCTTCAGCTACACTTCAAAGAATATCATTAAGGGCTTCAGAAGCAGGGGTTGATATAGCAAAAGGAACATCTGCAACAGCTAAAGTAGGATTCCCTCAAAACGTACCTTTATTACTTGCTTTTGCAGCACAAGCAGCAGGAATTATATCAAGTGTAAAATCAGCAGTAAAAGCAGCAAAAGGATCAGCAAGTAAAATGGGTGGAGGATCAGGAGGAGGAGATTCTGTTGGTGGAGTAGATGTACAAGCAGGAGGAGCAGCACCTGCATTTAATGTAGTTGGAGCAGCACCAGAAAACCAATTAGCAGAAGTTATAGGTGAAGATAATAAAAAACCAACTAAAGCTTATGTGGTTTCACAAGAAGTAAGTAATGCACAAGCTTTAAATAGAAATATTGTAGAAGGTGCATCAATAGGTTAAAATTAAAAATTAATAAAATTATGAAAGAGTTAAATGAAGAAACAAAATTTCAAGTAAGCATAAAAACTTTAATAGCAATAGCTGTTGGAATATTTACTTTGGTAGGTTTTTGGTTTGCATTACAAGCTGATATAGAAGAAGCTAAGGAATTACCAAAACCAGAAGTAAGTAGAACTGAATATGATCTAAAAGATCAGCTTATAAGAGAGACTATTTTAAATACAGAAAAAAAAGTAGATGAAAATGGTAAAACCTTAGACAAAATAGAGGAAAGATTATATGAAATTAACACTACAAAGAAAAAAAGATGAAATATTTAGCAATTTTAATGATGTTTTTATTTAGTTTTCAACAACCTGAAATAAAACTTTTAGAAATAAACGCAGAATGGAATAAAAGGAATGATGTAAAATTAAGCACTCTACCAAAGGAGTATAATGGCATTCCTATAAAAAAAGACTATGCATTATTAGAAAATCAAGCTCCAAAGTTAAAAGCTACTATAAATGCAGTTCCAGTTATTATACTAATTATAGATGGTAAGTTAAAATCACAATGGACTGCCGATTTATCCTTCCAATTAAAATTAGACAAAGAAGAAGTAATAGAAGCTCTTGATTGGCACTTTAAAAGTTATACAGGAACCGCAGGAAGCACTATAGTTGCTCCTAAAAGAAGAAAAACAACTAATAATTGAAAAAATAACAAATAATATTAAAATTATTGTATATATATGGACATTATAGAACTTTTTATAGATGAAAATGATGAAGTTTCAGGGATTGAAGCTATATCAGTAGTAGAACAACCTGCTATAGAGGAAGATTTTATAGCTTTAAAAAACCAAGAGTTTAAACTTGCAGAGGTAGATAAGGAAAAGCGTATTTTAATGGGCGCAGCACTGATTCCTAACAAACCTATATATAGAAAAAGCGGAGATCAAGAATATTATATATATTTTTCACGTGATACAGTTAGAAAAGCAAGTGAATTGTTTTTTATTAGAGGAAATCAAAGTAATTCAACATTTGAACATCAATTACCATTAGAAGGATTAACAGCAGTTGAATCATGGATAGTTGAAGGTGAAAAAGATAAATCAAGAATGTATAATTTAAATGTTCCTATTGGAACTTGGATGGTTTCTATGAAAGTTAACAATGATGAAGTTTGGAAACAAGTAAAAGCTGGAGAAGTAAAAGGATTTTCAATAGAAGGATATTTTGCAGATAAATTAGAAAGACCTAACGAACCAAACGAATTAAAAGCACAAGAAAAGATAGAAAAATTAAAAAAATTATTAAATGGCAACTAAATATCCAAGTCCACAAAATAAATCAAGGGGATGTCTTTGTAAAGATAACGAAACATATAGCGTTGATTGTTGTGATGGTAGTTTAGAAGCTCAAGGTGTTGGAAGTGTAACAATGGGGGCAAGTGATTCAGCAGGAACAATAAACAACACAAATTCAGAAAGAACTATAACTTCAACAAGCAGTTAAAAATATAACAAACTAATAATAAAAATATTGTAATAATATGAAAGCTACAGATATGTTAAATCAAGTAAAAGAAATTCTTGGTGTATCTAATAGTGAAAAAGAAGAAAAAGTAGAACTTCAAGAACAACCTAAAGAAGAAACTAAAGAAAATTCTACAGAAACTTCTAAAGAAACTAAATTAGAAACACAAGAAACAAAATTAGCACAAGCAACCCTTAAAAACGGAACTGTTATTGAAAGTGAAAACTTTGAAGCAGGTCAAGAAGTTTTTATAGTTACAGAAGATGAAAAAGTTGCTTTACCTGTTGGCGAATACGAACTTGAAGATGGTGAAACTTTAGTAGTTGAAGAAGAAGGCATTATTGCTTCTATTGGTGCTGCTGAAGAAGCTCCTGAAGAAGAAGTAGAAGCTAAAGAGGATGAAATTTATGCTACTAAAGAAGAATTAAAAGAAGTTTTATCATTAGTGGAAGAAATTAAATCAATGTTAGAATCTAAAGAATTATCTAAAGAGGAAAACAAAGAGGAAGTACAGCAAGAAAAAGAGGAAAAGCAGGACCTTTCTGTACAAGAACCTGTCAAGAAAATAACGCACAACCCTGAATCAAAAAATCAAATCGATCTTAATATTAAAAGAAAAAGAACAGATAGTACATTGAGTAGGGCTATGGCAAGAATAGCAAATATTAATAATTAAAAAAAATAAATAATGGCAACAACAACGTCAATAACTACTACGTATGCAGGTGAGTTTGCAGGAAAATACGTAAGTGCAGCTATACTTAGTGGTTCTACATTAGCAAATGAGCTAATTACTATAAAACCTAACGTTAAGTTTAAAGAGGTTATGAAGAAAGTAGCAACTGATGATATTGTGAAAGACGCTACATGTGATTTTACAGCAACATCAACTGTTACACTTACTGAAAGAATTTTACAGCCAGAATTTTTTCAAGTAAATTTACAATTATGTAAAAAAGATTTTCAATCAGATTGGGAAGCAATTGAGATGGGATATTCAGCATTTGATAACCTACCTCCAAGTTTTTCAGATTTCTTAATTGCTCATGTTTCGGCAAAAGTAGCATCAAGAATTGAAACTAACATTTGGAATGGTGTAAATGGAACAGCAGGACAATTTGATGGATTTAAACAAACTTTAGCAGCAGATGGAGATGTTAACGATGTAATTGCTACAGACGTTACGGCTTCTAATGTTATTACTGAAATGGGTAAAGTAGCTGATGCTATCCCAAGCGCAGTATATGGTGCTGATGATTTAACAATCTATTGTGCTCCTAACGTAATAAGAGCTTACGTAAGAGCCCTTGGAGGATTTGCTTTAGGTACTGGATTTGGTGCAGGTTATAAAGATGAAGGACAAATGTGGTATAGCAATCAAGCATTATCGTTTGATGGAATTTCAGTTGCAATGGCAAATGGTTTACCTGACAACATTATGATTGCAGCAGAAAAATCTAACTTATTCTTTGGAACTGGCTTAATGTCAGATCAAAATGAAGTAAAAGTTATTGATATGGCTGACTTAGACGGCTCACAAAACGTTAGAGTTGTTATGAGGTTTTCAGCAGGAATTCAACATGCTATTGGTGGAGATATAGTTCTTTACACATAATAGTTAAAACAATTAATTAATCATAAAAGGTAGGTAAGGTAATTTTAACCTACCTGCCTTTTTTTAAAACTTTATTCTCATGGCATGTTTACTCACAGCAGGAAGAAAAGAACCGTGTAAGGACGTGGTAGGCGGCATAAAAGCTGTCTATTTCGCTAATTTTGGTGATATAACTATAGCTTACGATTCAACAGATACAGATGTAGTTGAAGATTTAGGCACAGTTACAGTTTATGAATATGAAGTTAAGGGTAATTCTTCGTTCGAACAAACAATTAATAGTTCAAGGGAAAATGGAACTACGTTTTTTGAGCAAACGTTAAATTTAACTTTAAAAAAATTAACTGTACAAGATCACAAAGAGTTAAAACTTTTAAGTTATGGCCGACCACATGTAATTATTCAAGACTACAATAATAATGCATTTTTAATGGGTGCAGAAAATGGAGCAGAAGTAAGTGGCGGAACAATTGTTACAGGAGCAGGAATGGGAGATTTAAGTGGATATACACTAACTCTAACAGGACAAGAGCTTAAACCAGCTAATTTCTTAGAAGGAGCTACAGCAGCTAATCCTTTTGCAGGACAAACTGGAACAGTAACTATAACACAAGGTACTAACTCGTAAGAATTTTCATTTGGTTACTTTTAAAAGGGTGCTATTTTAGCACCTTTTTTTTGTTTTAATAATAACAAAATTGATTTTTTTTTATTGTATATATATGATTGTATTAAAAGAGACAACTGATTCACAAACTATAAAGTTTATTCCAAGAAGATGGGTAAGTGGTAATAATTATAATATAAAAATTATAAACGAAACCACTAATAAAGAGGTATATAATCAAAATAGTACAGCAATTACAGAAAATTTATATTACAATCAATTTAGTGCGGTGTTTAGTTTAAAAGAAGATACTTATTATACTATAACAATTACAGGAGTTACAGTAACAGGCGTAGTATTTGAAGGTAAAATTTATTGTACAAATCAAGTAGATTTACCAGAATATACTATAAATTCAGGAGAATATACAGAACACTCAACAACAAATGAATATATTATAATATAAATATGGATAATTTACACATAGTTAATTTAGCATCATATAATAGACCTAAAATTACAGAAGATAAACGTAAGAATTGGGTAAACTATGGTGATGACAATAATTATTATCAATACCTAATAGATTTATATACAAATTCCACTACAAATCATTCAATTATTAATGGAGTTTCAAATATGATTTATGGAAAAGGTATAGATGCAACAGATAGTAATACCAAAACTGAAGAATATGCTGCACTAAGATCAATATTTAGTAATACTGATTTAAAAAATGTAGTATTAGATTTAAAATTATTAGGTGAAGGATCTTTTCAAATAATTTATGATAATGGTAAAGTAATAAAAGCAGAACATTTTCCAAGACAAACATTAAGAGCGGAAAAGATGAATGAATATGGAAAAATTGAAGCTTATTATTATTTTTATGATTGGTCAAAATTAAAACCAAATAGCAAACCTGAAAGAATAGCAGCATTTGGATGTGGAAATGGTAAAGAACCTGAAATTAAGATAGTAAAAAAATATGTAAGTGGTTATGATTATTATTGTCCTGTAGATTATCAAGGAGGTTTAGCTTATGCAGAATTAGAAGGAGAAGTAGCAGATTATTTAATTAATGATGTTCAAAATGGTTTTAGTGGAACTAAAGTTGTAAACTTTAATAATGGAATTCCTGATAAAGAAAAACAATTAAACATCAAAAGTGATGTAATGTCAAAACTTACAGGATCCAAAGGTGAAAAAGTAATTATAGCTTTTAATAACAATGCTGAAAGTAAAACAACAATTGATGATGTTCCTTTAAATGATGCACCACAACATTATGAATATCTATCAAGAGAATGCCAAAATAAATTAATTGTGGCCCATAGGGTAACAAGCCCATTATTACTTGGAATTAGAACAGAAAACAATGGTTTAGGTAGCAATGCAGATGAAATAGAGACCGCCAGTTTACTTTTTGACAACATTACAATAAAACCATATCAAGAACTTTTAATTGACTGTATAGATAGTATTTTAGCAGTTAATGGTATTACTTTAAAACTATATTTTAGAACATTACAACCCCTTGCTTTTATAGATACTGAAAAAGCTATTACCGATGAAGCAAGAGAAGAAGAAACTGGTGTTAAAATGTCTAAGGAGGAGTTAAAAGATTTTGATGATGAACAAATATTTAATGAATTAAGTGAATTTGGTGAAGATGAAGATTTAGAAAATTGGGAACTTATAGATGAACAACCTGTAGATTATGAAAAGGAAGAGGAATTGGATAAAGAAATAGAATTAAAAAACACAGAGTTAGCTACACAATTAGCATCAACAGGTAAAGCAATACCTAATGCTAAAAGTGATCAGGATGAAGTTACAAATGAATTAAAAGCTTTTAGGGTAAGATACCAATACGCTCCTTTATCAACACAAGCAAATAGCAGACAATTTTGTAAAAAAATGGTAGCTGCAGCAAAACTATATAGAAAAGAAGATATAATAGCAATGGGTAATAAACCTGTTAATGCAGGATGGGGACCAAGAGGTGCAGATACTTATAATATATGGTTTTACAAAGGCGGAGGATCTTGTCATCATTATTGGATGCGCAAAACATACATGGCAAGGGGTAGTTTTCCTGATGTAAAAAATCCTAACGCTGAAATTACTGTAAATAAAGCAAAAAAAGAAGGATTTAAACCAGAGGTAAATGATAAAAAGGTAGCAAAAAGGCCTGTTGATATGCCTAATAATGGATTTTTAAAATAAGATAAAACATGGCACAAGCATTATTTATAACAAGAAAAGATATTGTAAGACATACTTCCCTTTCAGGCGGAACTGATACAGACAAATTTATACAATATGTAAAAATTGCTCAAGATATACATTTACAAAATTATTTAGGAAGTGATTTATATGAATATATAGAAAATCATATTATTGCAGGTACTTTATCAGGCCATTATCAAACGCTTGTAGAAACATATTGTAAACCTGTTTTAATACATTGGGCAATGGTGGAATATTTACCTTTTGGAGCTTACACAATTTCAAATAAAGGTATATATAAACATACAAGTGAAAATGCAACAAATGTTGAAAAAGATGAAGTAGATTTTTTAATAGAAAAAGAAAGAAAAACAGCACAATATTATACAAATAGATTAATTGACTATTTAACTTTTAATGCACCAAGTAAATTTAGTCAATATTATACATCAAGCAACGAAGATATATCACCAGATACAGAAGCAGATTTTGGTGGATGGGTATTGTAATAAATGCTGTTTAAATTATGAGATACAAACCAAAGGAAAATAACATAACTAAGCTAAAAAATTATTTAGCTAAAATAAATAAAAATATAAATAACAAAATTGTAAAAAAATTATTGTATTAATATGGCTAACAGCATAAATTGGGGAAAAATATATTGTGAAATGATCACAAATGGAGGTTTTGGAGCAGATGTAGCTTCAACCACAAGAGCAATATATGATCCTTCAGCACCAACTTGTTGGGATACGTTTTCAATAACAGCGGATAGAACAACAATTTCAGGAGTAGCATTTTTAGCTGATACAACAAATTATACAGCAGACGTAACACAAATATAATATAACATGGCAAAACAAACGATAAATATTGGAACAACCGCTAATGACGGAACTGGGGATCCGATCAGAACGGCCTTCGATAAGGTAAATGATAACTTTACAGAACTGTATAATGATGATGCAGGAGATGTAAATTCAGTAACTGCAACAGCACCACTAAGTGGAGATGCTACAACAGGAGCAATTACTTTATCTCTTTCAGATGATTCAATTAAAGAAGTAAAATTAGATTGTACTAATTCCCCTACAGATAATTATTTACTTTCTTATGATTCTGCTTCAGAAGGATTTACTTGGGTAGAAGCAGCAACAGGAGATATTACAGGAGTAACAGCAGGAGATGGATTAACAGGAGGTGGAACTTCAGGAACAGTAACTGTATCTTTAGCATCAGCAAGTGCAGGTGATGGATTGTCTTATTCTTCAGGAGTTTTAGCAGTAGGTGTAGATGATTCTACTGTTGAGTTAAATTCTGATGCAGTAAGAGTTAAAGATTTAGGAATTGCTACAGGAAAATTAGCAAATGATTCAGTTACTTCTGGAAAAATGGGGGTAGAATATACAACTGCTACACCTTTATCTTCAGCCGCTGCAATAACAGTAGATACTTCATTAAGTGATGTATTTACTTTTACAGCAGGACATAGTTTTACTTTAAACTTTACAAATGTTGTAATTGGTGATATGAAAAGTTTTATGATTACAGGAGGGGGTGGTTCTTATACTGCTTCTTTAGGAACTTCCAATACAGCATCGTGTACTTTTAATAAAATTAGTGGAACTTATTCAGATACAGGATCAGCTAAAAACCTAATACAAATAAAATGGGTTGCAGTTAATGAAGCTTGGTATACAATTAGTCAAATAGCATCTTAAAAATAAAAATATGAAAGCATTAAGTAATAACGGAAAAATAACAATTTATAATAGTGTACCTGATAGTTTTACTTCAAGTATAGGATCTGTTATGGGTGGTGGTAAAAATTTATCTGAAGAAGAATTATTGGCACACGGAATTTATGATTGTAACCATCCTGAAGGATATGATAGTAGAATACATAACTTATCTAAAAGTCCAAAATTTGATTCAGTTAATCAAGTTTACAACTATACAAAAACTAATAAGACTTGGACGGAGACATTAGCAGAATTAAAAACTCGACAAATAGCACATTTAAAATCATTAGCAAATAGTAAATTAAAAGAAACAGATTGGTATATAATTCGCAACGCTGAATTAGGAACAGAAATACCAAGTGATATAACATCAGCAAGAGCAGATATAAAATCAAGTGTTGACACTAAAGAAAGTGAAATCAACGCTCTTACTAAAAAAAGTGATGTAGTTATTTACGATATAAATATTTCTTAATGGCAATAAATAATAAATTATTAGGAGGTGCTACTGGGGATACTCCAAGTAGTATAGACCCAAGAGATCATTTTGGAACTGTTTTATATACAGGAAATGGATCAACACAATCTATAAACGGAGGTAAATATGATGCTTGTGCAAGTTTTAATGGTAGCAATTCGATAATAAACTTTGGAGCAGGAGGTATTCAGGCTACTTCTGCTGTATCAAATTCTTTTTCTATTTCTTGGTGGATGAAAACAACGGCTACTGATAAAAACGCATTATTTAACACTTATGGAAGTGGTTCTGGGGCGTTTGGTTTTTCTTTAGAAATGGGTTATGATGTAAGTACAGCGGGAAAACTTAAACTATGGACTAATTATGGAAGTACTGTAACTACTGGATTTTCTACAGGCGCTATTAATGATGGAAATTGGAAACATATTGTTATAGTTAAAGATGTTTCAGGTGCTACTATGAAAGTATATGTAAATAATAGTGAGGTATTAAGTGCAAGTATAGGTACAAGTGCTCACGTTGGTAATCCATTAGTGTTTGGTAGTTATACTGATCACGCAGCTTATGAATATACAGGACTATTTGACCAAGCAAGAGTTTATGATAGTGCATTAAGTTCTTCCGAAATTACTTCTTTATATAATGAATCTTATGCTAATTCTTTTAAAGTTAATTTTCCAACAGGTAAAACAGCAACAGCATTATATAGATTAAATGGAAACGCTAATGATGAAACAGGGGCTTACGATGCTACAGCTACAAATGTTACTTGGAAATATGGAGTGAATTTTACGCCTGATATGGTGTGGATAAAATCAAGAAGCGAATCAGGACACCATAGTTTATTTGATACAGCAAGAGGAGTTTCAATGTATTTAACTCCTAACCAAAATGGAGCACAAATTGATCGTACATCTAACAGCGCAGGTGTTACTGCTTTTAGTTCTGGTGGATTTACAGTTAATGATCCAGGTGGAGCAAGTGAAAATTATTACGTTAATCAAAATGCTGTTACTTATGTTGGCTGGTGTTGGAAAGTTAATAATGGAACTACTGCTTCTGATGGTACTGGAGATATAGCAAGTACAGTTCAAGTTAATGATGATGCAGGTATATCTATTGTTACTTATACAACAAACGGAAACAATTCTGCTCGTGTTGGGCACGGACTTGCGACTACGCCAAAAGCTGTACTTATCAAAAAAAAGGACACATCAGGTGCTTGGCATTTTATGACTACTGCAATAGATGGTAGTTTTGATGATTTTATATTAGATAGTGATGCACAAAAATCCGATAGTTCTTTAACAGCCCCAAATTCAACAACTTTTGCAGCAGAGTCAGGATCAGCTTCAGCAACAATGATCGCTTATTGTTTTCACGATGTAACAGGTTACCAAAAAATTGGCACTTATACAGGGAATGGAAGCGCAAACGGAACATTAGTAGAAACAGGATTTTCACCTGCATTTTTAATGGTAAAAAGGTCAGACACTTCAGCAAACTGGAGAATTTATGACAATCAAAGATCACCAAGTAATCCAATAGATAAAGAAATATTTCCTAACCTTTCCAGTGCAGAAGCTACTTTTTCGGCTGTAAATTTTTATGATGATGGGTTTCAATTAATATCAACAGACGCAAGTTCTAATGCAAGTGGAGGTACTTATTTATATTTAGCAATAGCAGCACCACCTGAAACAACAACTCCAACACTTGCAAAAAGTTTTAAAGTTTTAGGATATACGGGAGACGGAACGACAGAAAATATTATTGATGGAGTTGGATTTTCTCCAGATTTATTGTGGATTAAAGCAAGAAACGCAAATGGTAGTAATTCAGGTTACAATGTTATAGTAGATAAAATAAGGGGAGCAAGACAAACTCTTTATACAAATTTAGCAGATGCTCAACTTGATAGATCAGCGACAGATTATGCAGTAAGAAGTATTAATGCTGATGGTTTTACAGTTGGAGATGATTCAACAGGACAATATAGTGTTAATGGAGCGGCAGGAGGAACATATTCTGGTACTCCACCAAATTACATTTCTTATAGTTGGAAAGGAAGTGGATCATCAGAAGTATTAACCGCAGGAAGTAGAAATGTTGTAGCAAGTGTTAATGACGAAGCTGGATTTAGCATTGTAAAACTTGATAAACCTGACACTAATACAGATACCTACGCTCACGGATTAAGTGCTGCCCCTGACGTAATAATTTTGAAAAGAACAGGAAGTTCAGATGATTGGCATATGTATCATAAGGATTTAGGTAATTCTGTAAGAATATCTTTAAATAGTGATGCAGGAAAAGTAACAGGAACAGGAGTTTGGGGTTCTACAAGCCCAACGTCAAGCGTGTTTACTTTACAAAATCAATTAGGAGGTGAACATATAGCTTATTGTTGGCGAGAAATTTCTGGATTTTCAAGTTTTGGAACTTATACAGCTACAGGGAGTGCAGGAAGTCCAACAATTACTACAGGGTTTCAGCCTGACTGGGTGCTTGTAAAAAATACAGTAAAAACTCAAGAGTGGGTTTTAATAGATAGTGTAAGAGGGTTAGGCAACTCAATACAACCAAATAGTGATTCGCCAGAATATACAGGAAATAGTATTACAGTTAGTAGTACTGGCTTTACAATTAATGTAGCAGGTGGGGGTGTTAACTATCAAAGTGGTGATGTGTTTATTTATATGGCATTTAAAATGAATTAATATGGATTTAAAAGTATGGTCAGCTAATGGATTCGCAATTCTTTTTTCTTTAATGAATGAAGCTAATGCAATATTACAGACCATAGTTTTAGTCCTTACAGCAACATATACGATTATATCAATTTATCAAAAATTAAAGAAATGATGCCAAAAAATGGAGTGGCGAAAGAAATACGTCATTATGTTGGAGCGTTACTTATATTCTTTTTTATAGTAGCTTTAGTTATAGGTTTTATTCAATTTCCTGTTTTAGATTCCAACAAAGAAGTAGTTATGATGTTAGTAGGAACATTATCAGCATCATTAGCAATGGTCGTTTCTACAATTACAGGAAGTAAACCTGATGACATTGAAGCTATGAAAAGTAAAATAGAAAAATTAGAATTAACAATAGAAAACTTACATAAAAATAAAGACGAATACGAAAAAATGATTATTAACTTACAAAATCAAATGGTAGAAAATTATGACAATATTTTAGATAGAGTTATATTAAAAAGTGCTATGGATTTTGACGATAAAAGAAATAAGATATGAAAGAAAAAATAAGTAAATTTAAAAATTGGTATATTTCTAAGTATAATAATAATAAAAAAGTATTTATATTAGTACATGCTTTTATAGCAATAGTATTAATTGCTGAAATTATAAGATTAATTAAGTCATGAATTATTTTACTTTTAGTGAATTCGATAGTCCTGACCTTCCTAACAGTGGCAGAAATATGGATCCAAAATTTTTAGAATTATTGGATCATGCAAGAGGAATAGCAGGAATACAATTTAAAATAAATAGTGGTTATAGAACTCCAGAACATAATAAAAAAGTAGGAGGAAAACCAAGAACAGCAGTTTCAAAAGGTAGTAGCCACATGTATGGGTTAGCTGTTGATATTTCATGTAATTCTTCAAGAGATAGATCAATAATTTTAAATGCATTAATAGAATCAGGATTTACAAGAATTGGTATAGCTAATTCATTTATACATGTAGATTTAGACAAAAGTAAATCACAAAATGTTATTTGGGTTTATTAATGAAAAAAAAATTTCAAGATACTGCTGTAGGTAAATTCCTATTAAATAAAATTCCTAATGTTGTTAGTAAAATTGCAAAAGACACACCAGTTGGTAGTGTTATAGAAGCTATTATTGGTGGTTCGGAAATGTCTGAAGCTGACAAACAAATAGCATTAGAAAAATTAAGATTAGAAAGAGCAGAAATAGATGGTACTACAAGAAGATGGATTGCAGATAGTAGATCAGGATGGTTAGCACAAAATGTAAGGCCTTTAACATTAGTGTTTTTAACTATTAGTTATGTAGTAGGTTGGTATTTAGGTTATCCATTAGATTCTATTACTGGTCTTTTATCTATTGTTATAGGTGGTTATTTTGGATCAAGAGGTGTGGAAAAAGTATTTGGAGATAAGATGCATAAGTAATGGCAAGAAAAATTATTAACACTTATAAAATTAAAAAAAGAATTAGGCGTAAAGGTATACACTCTAAGAACTTAAGCAGATTAAAAAAAAGTAAAAATTACAAAAAACCTTATAGAGGTCAAGGTAGATAGTTAATAAGTAAACCCATAAAACTATTTACTTTTTGAAAAAAAAAATATAAATTTGGTGGGTTAGTGGTAAAATAATTAACATATTAAAAATATAAAATAATGTCTGAAGAAAATACTATTAGAAATTTAGCTGATAAAATAATAAGTGATTATAATTTAACAGTAAAAGAAAAAACTGATAACCTATTAAAATTAAATACTATTCAACATAGTAATTTAGGTATAGATAGTTTGAAAGCTGAAAAAGCTAAAGTAAAATCTGATAGTAAATACATCTTTAAACAAATTCAAACTATAGATAATAAACTTGGAACTGGTTTTATAAAATCTATGGATGCCTAAAAAGCGTAAAAAATCCTTAACAAGAAAAAAATTAATACATAAATTAGATACTATATTTAGTTTATATATAAGATTAAAAAATGCTGATCATAATGGTTTTTGTAAATGTTATACATGTGATAAAAAGTATCATTGGAAAAAAATACATTGCGGACATTTTATGTCAAGAAAGAATTTTAGTACAAGGTGGGAAGAAGATAATGTAGCAACACAATGTGTAGGTTGTAATTTATTTAAACATGGAGAACAATATATATTTGGATTAAAATTAGGTAAAGAATTATCAGAAAAATTATATTTAGAAAGTAAAAAAATAGTTAAATTTACAGATGATGATTTAAATGAAATGATTGAAAATTACAAACAAAAAGTGTTAGTTTTAAAAGTTAAAAATATAGATATAGTTTAGTTTAAGAATTGTTTTTTTGTATTGTTCTTTGTTAAAAAGGTTAATAAGTTTTTATTAGCCTTTTTTTTTGTTAATAATTTTTTAATATATTTACTGTATGAATAATACAAATCAAATTAATCAAAGTGTAATAGAGAACTATTGCGTTGATGTAGAAAAAGAAAATGATCTTTTAAAAGCTAAATTAGGAAAAGCTCAAAAAGAATTACTACAACTAAGAAGTGAAAAGTTGTATAGAGAAAAAGATTTAGAACATTATAAAAATCTTGTAAAAATTAAAGATGATACAATAAAACAATATAATCAAGCATTATTTAACCAAATAAAAAAATGAAAACAAAGAAAACAATAAATGAAAAACTATTTGAATTACAAAATGAGATAGGTACTATAAGTAAAGATACAAAAAACCCTTTTTATAAAAGTAAATATTTTGACATAAATTCATTAATAAAACAATTACAACCTTTATTAAAAAAATATAGATTATTATTACAACAGCCAATAGAAGAAAACATGGTAGTTAGTAAATTAATTTGTTTAGATGAAGGTGGTGCAAGTTTAAGTTATTTAAAACTTCCAGAAATAACAGACCCTCAAAAAATAGGTAGCTGTATAACATACTACAGAAGATATACATTAGCGAGTTTATTAGGATTACAAGCAGTAGATGATGATGGTAATTTAGCATCTCATAATCCTCCTAAACCAAGTAAACCAACTTTAAATGTAAATACAAAAGAGTATGAAAACGTTTTAGATGCTATGTTAAATAGAAATGTATCTATTAAAGAAGTATCTAATCATTATATATTAACAAAAGAAATAGAAGATAAATTAAAAAATATAAAATAAATGGAAATTAAAGGTAAATTACATAAAATATTAGAAGTAGAAACATTCCCAAATTTTAGTAAAAGATGTATTATAGTAGAAACAAAAGATGGAGAATATAGTCAATTTTTAAATATAGAATTTTATAAAGATAAAATAGAATTAATAGACAATTTTAAAGTAGGTGATATGATAAATGTTGCTATTAATTTAAGAGGTAAAGAAAATAAAGGTAAATTTTGGAATTCAATAAATGGTTGGAAAATTACTGAATTAAAAGAGGAAGTTACACATGGTCAACAAAACCCAGATAGAGATAGTTCATTATTTGAAAATGAAACGCCTCCTTTTTAAATGAGACAAAAAAGATCAGATAAATTAAAAGAACATAAAAAAGGTGATCCTATTCCTTGGGATTTTTGGAATTATAATTTAAATATTATATTAGGCTATAAATATAAACCTACAATTATTAAAAATAATTATTGGAAAAATAGTTATAATAATAATAGAAAAAAATTATAATGATAGCACAGACAAATAAAATTCAAAATAAAATTCTTGATATAAAACACGGAAGAATTAAACAAGGATTAAAAATTGGCGTAGATATTATAGATGAATATATACGATATAAACAAGGTAACTTTAATTTAATAATAGGTCACGCTAACGTAGGCAAAACTACTGTTATGCTTTATTTATTTACTTTATATGCTATTAGATATAAATTAAGATTTTTAATTTGGTCATCTGAAAATACATCTGATAGTATAGTAAGAAAGATTATAGAGTTTAAAATGAATAAAAATATTGAAAAAGCAAGTGAAGAAGAAATAGAAGATGCTATAGATTGGTGTGATTTACATTTTAAAATAATAGATGTTGATGAGTTATATGATTATAAAACACTTTTAAAATTAGCTAACCAAATAAAAGATGCTTGGGATTACAACGCACTTTTAATTGATCCTTATAATAGTTTGAAAAAAGAAACAGGTTTATTAAAAATGGTTGGCGGTCATGAGTATGATTATCAAGTTGCTACTGAGTTTAGAATATTTTCAAAAAAAAGAAATGTAACTATTTATTTGAATGCTCATGGTGTAACTGAAGCGTTAAGAAGAACACATCCAAAAGGACATGAATATGAGAATCTTCCAATGCCATTAGGATTATCAAGTGTTGAAGGTGGAGGTAAATGGGGAAATAGAGCAGATGATGTTTTGTGTATACATAGATATACAAGCCACCCTAATGAATGGATGTTTAGTCATTTAAGTGTTTTAAAAGTTAAAGAAAACGAAACAGGAGGAAGATGTACCCCTTTTGAAGAACCTATAAAATTAAGAATGACAATTAACAATACAGGTTTTTCTTTTATGGGTAGAGATTTAATACATGAAAAACCAATAAATACAAAGTTATCAATATAATATATTTTTTATTGTTTATATGTTTAGTCTTTTTAATGATAGGTCATTATCATAAAGCAGATATTACTATAACAATAATAAAAGGATTTATGATTGGAGCATTATATCACAAAGAACAATACGGAAAAGAAACAGAATATACCTTACAATGTTTATTAGGTATTTTTAGTGTAAATGTGATATGGTCAAAAATAAGTCAGAATTAGATTGGTTAGCTATTGTCGCTAAGCAACATGATGAATGGATTAAAATCATAAATGGTTTTGGTGAGTATGATTATGCAGAAGATTTAGTTCAAGAGTTTTATATTACATTACATAAATATGCAAATAAAGAGAAAATTATTAGAAATGATGTCGTTAGTAGGGGCTATTGTTTTTTTACTCTTAGGAGTTTGTATTATCAGTATTATAATAATAAAAAGAAAATTAATAAATTTAGTATTGATGATTTGGAATTTACCTACCAAATTGCAGACGATTCGCAAATGGATGAGCAAATAGCATTTCATAAAATATGTACAATGATAGATGAAAAATTAAATAGTTTGCATTGGTATGATAAAAAATTATTTACTATATATAAGGACACTCATTTAAGTATAAGAAAATTAGCAGCAGAAACTAAAATAAGTTGGGTAAGTATTTTTAATACATTAAAACATATTAAACAAGAAATAAAAGAAGAATACTTAGAAGATTGGCAAGATTATAAAAATAAAGATTATGAATTAATAAATAAACGTTATGGCAAAAAAAGAAAAAAATAGAAAGTATAAAAAATTTAAAGAAAACTATAACAAATCATCAAAGGGTGTTGGTGATACAGTTGAAAAAATTACTAAAAAAACTGGTATTAAAAAAGCAGTTAAATTTTTAGCAGGAGAGGATTGCGGATGTGATAAAAGAAAAGAAAAATTAAATAATATTTTTCCTTATCATTTACCAGAATGTTTCACTGAAGATGAATTTGATTATTTATCAGATAAAATTGGTAAATTAAATCAAGTAACTCCTGAAGAACAAGAAAGAATTTTAAAGATATACAATAGAGTGTTTAAGCAAAATATTCAAATGACCAATTGTGGGCCATGTTTTTTAAATGAAGTGTGGTCAAAGATAGAAAGAATATATAAAGAATATATTTAGAAAAAAATTAGAAATTAATTAGAAAAGTAATCAAATGAAAAAAATAGAAAATTTAAAATACATACAATACGTAACTAATTTTAATATAGTTAGTAGCACATTACAAAAATGGATTAAATTAAAACCTAATAAAGAAGTAGATCAGATGTTAGGTGCTTTAGCAGAAATTGCAGGATATGTAAATAACTTAGAAAGCAATGAAAGCATGAGGAATAAAATTATTAGCCAATATAGAGCAGATAAAATTAGAGCTATAAATAGAGCACAAAGAGCAGAGGAAAAAATAGAGGAATTGGAGAAACAAGTTGCTGCTTATAAAACTAAACAAAAATTAGGGTTATGAGTTTAAGAGATAAATACAAGGATTCTTTACCAGATAATTATTTTGAAACCGATTTATCTTTTAAAGAACTAACAGCAAATTATGAATTAGAAAAAATAGAGTCTATTAATTCTATATGTAAAACTATGTTAAATAAAATATCAGCTATAGAAATTTTGCTTAAAAAATAAATTATTGTTAAAAAATTGTTTATATTTACAAATAAATAAAAATGTAACAAATGAATTTATATAAAAAAATAAAATTTGAAAATATAGGATATTATTTAGATTACATGATAGATAATAAATACATAGGATCTATAATAATAGAAAAACCCGATAGAAAACAATTTGGATATTATGGTAGAAAACATCATACAGCAACCAAAGATATTATTATTAAAAATAAAAAAATAAAAAAAGGTCAAAGATATACTACATATTTAAATCAATTGTGTGGTAAAAGTAATTTTTATGAAAAAATAATACAAAGATGAAAATTAATACAAAGGATCAAATAGTCTTATCTGTTTTAAAAAAAATGGATGAACGTAGTTTAGTTGGCCAAAAAAAATATGGTGCAACTATGATGGAAGAAATAGAAGGGCAAAAAAAAGATTTAAATAGATTTCTTAATGATGTACAAGAAGAAATTATGGATGCTCTTTTATATATTGAAGCTGCTAAAAGATGTTTACAAGATGAAATTGAAGAAGGTATGTTAAAGCAATATTACACAGGTTCAATTAACGATTATATTAGAAAAAAATGAGGATAGCAATATTATTAGGACGAGGTATTGAAGGTTGTGGTGTAACTAGATTTGCTACAGAATTACAATCTTATTTATTAAATAATAATTATAAATGTGAATCTTTTGCAGGTTTAGATAAAAAATGGGGTAGAAAAAATTCCCAAAAAACAAATATAATTGAATTTAATAATGATGAAATAAATAAAATAAAAAATAAATTAAATGAATTCGATATAGTTTTTTACCAGTCATTACCTAGTAAATCTAATTCAGAGTTCTATAAAAATAAATTTTTTGATGAATTAGTATTAAATATAAATAAACCATTAAAAATAATTTTTCAGAATGATCATAAAATACATTCTTTAAATAGGAATAGTATGTTATGGGAAACAGTATCTGAAATGGATTGTGCTTTTACTTTTGGAAAAGGAACTGTGTTTAATAAAAAAATAAAACAATTAAATATAAATACACCTGTAAAGTTTTTTAATAATGGTCATGATTTTACTAAATTAACTCATTTAATAAAAAAAGAACAAACCAAAAAATTATCTTACTTAGGTAGATTTGCCACTTTTAAAGAGCCTGATAGAATGATATATTTGCAACCTTTACTTTCAAAACATAATATAATATGTGAGGCTAGAGGTATAGAGAAATCAATAGGAGCTAAAACAAAGTTTTTTTCTACTGATCAAAAAGATTTAAAATCACCAGAACATAGTAATATTAAATATAGAAATAAAAGTATAGTTGATGAACAAGATTTAAATTATTTACATGTATATGGACCTTATGATAGATTACCAACTTTAGAATTATTATCCAATAATATGTTTGGTGCAAATTTTTTTAATTTAAAAAAAGAAGAATATAATAATATAATAGAATATACAACATTAGAAATGATAAACATAGGTATGATTGTTGTTGTTGATAAACAATGGGCACAAAATAATTATCATATTGAAGGTGATAGTTTTTATGACTTAAATTGTTTTATTTATAATGATAGAAATGATTATAATTCTACAGTAAACAATATAGTTGAGTTAGCTAATAATCAAGAATTAAGAAGTAAAAAAAGAAGATTAGCATATAACGTTGCTAAAAGCCATTGTGATGTGAATATAGCTTTTAAAGATTTAATAAATAAAGCAAAACAAGTAAACAAGTATGTGGCAATTTAAAAATACTACAGAAGCCTTTGAACATTATTACATTAAAATAGATTCACAACCGCCTTCACCTAATGGAACAAAATTTTTAGTTAATCAGATTTTTACAATAACAGATACTTCAGATCATATAATTAAAACTCCATGGAGAAATTTTAAAATAGATTATGCAGAAGCAGAATGGAAATGGTATTTATCCAAAAATAGATCAGCGAAAGAAATTGCTAAACTAGCTAATGTATGGTATAATCACATGGATGAACGTGGTTATGTTAATTCAAATTATGGTTGGCAATGGAATAGAAATAATCAAATAGAATATATTATTAATGAATTAAAAAGAGATAAATATTCTCGTAGAGCTTTAATAACTATTTATGATGCAAAAGAACATGATCAATATAAAAACGATACTCCTTGTACTTTAAACATACAATTTTATTTTACACCAGATTCAGATAAATTACACATGACTGTTTTAATGAGAAGCAATGATTTGTGGTATGGTTTTTGTAATGATTCATATTGTTTTTTAAAACTACATCAATTAATTTGTAATAATTTAAATACAGAACAAGGATTTTATACGCATTTTGCTCAGAATATACATATATATGAAAAACATTATAATAAAGTATTAAAATATAATAACTTATGAATTTAAAAAATGAATTTAATTCCATTAGACTTTGGGCTAATGAAAGAAAAATAACAAATAAAGGTGATAATAAGACTCAGTTAGTTAAATTAGTTGAAGAAATAGGTGAATTATCAAAAGCGATATTAGAAAATAATAGTACAGAAATAGAAGATGCTATTGGGGATAGTGTAGTTGTTTTAACTAATTTAGCAACATTAAGTAATTTAAGAATAGAAGATTGTATTAATAGTGCTTATAAAGAAATAAAAAATAGAGAAGGTAAAATAATTAATGGAACATTTGTAAAAAATAAAATATGAAATATGTAAATGCTGATCAGCAATTAAATAAAATAAATAAAAATACAGGTAAAAAATATAAAACAATAACATTTAATTGTGAAAAAAATAGATTTAACACGTGGGTTGGTTTAAAATTAATGATAAAATATAAAGGAGAAGATATAGAATTTGTAAATAAAGAACACATAAAAATTTTAGAAGACCATTTAAATGAAACTCAAAATTCAACAGCAGATTCTTGTTTTATATGGGAAAAAGATTTAATGAGCATATTAGTTAAAATGAAAGACACAGAAAAAGTCCAATTATTAAATGGTGAATTTTATAATAAAAAAGAATTATTATCAAAAATGTATAGTGATGGATTTTATTATGGTGAGTTAGGAAAATTAGCACTTTCATCCTCAGCAATAAAATCATTATTAGATTCTCCAAAAGCATATAAAAGATCTTTATATTTTAAATCTGATTCCGGTGTTTTTAAAACAGGAAGACTAATACATTTAGCAGCATTAGAACCAGATAAAATAGATTCTTTATGTCATATAGTTAATTGTAAAACTTATGCTTGTAAAGAATATAAAGAAAAAGTAAAAGAGGTTGGTAGTCCTAATTTTGTTTTTACAATAAAAGAATATGATAAAGCTATGTATTTAGTAGATGCATTATTACAAAATGATGTTTGGCAGGATTTTACAAGAAATGCTAAATTTGAAATTCCTGGTTTTGATATAGTTAATGGTCATCCTTTTAGAGCAAAAGCAGATATATTAAGTGATGATACTATGGGAGATTTAAAAACAACAAGTGATTTAAAAGCATTTAAATATGCATCTAAAAAATATAGTTATGATGTACAAGTTTATTTATATTGTAATATATTTAAAAGACATTATAAAGATTTTATGTTTTTTGCTTTAGATAAATCTACAGGTGATTTAGGGATATATGATATAAGTGAAAGTTTTTATGATAGCGGAAAGGATAAAGTTTTATATGCAATAGATATTTATGAAAAATATTTTAGAGATGAAGAGGAGGATTTGAATAATTATATAATAAAAGGTACACTTGAATAAAGAATTAATAGATGAATTTTATTTACTTAGTTTAATAGATATATCAAATGGAGCGGATATAAGAGAATTAGAAAAAGTAATTAAAAAATATGAAAAGGCAGAAAACTACGAAGCATGTGCAGGAATATTAAAAGCTATACATGAATCAGGATTTATGACTATAGGTGATATTAAAAAAACAATTAAAGAAGAAACTAAAGATAAATCAAATGACTAAAGAACAAATTAAAAAATTAGTAATAGAAAATACAGGAATAAATATAGATAACCCTGTAAGAAAAAGAGCTTTTGTAGAAGCAAGAGCAATATACTATAAACTACTAAGAGAATACACATCATTATCATTATCAGAAATAGGTGATTATGTTAAAAAGAATCATGCAACAGTAATACATGGTATTAAAAATCTTAATGATTGGTGTGATGTAGATATAGGATTAAGAAATAAATACCTTAATATTAGAAGTGGATTGGATGTTATAAAAGAAAATGTTGAAATAGATAATGCGGATGTAGAAAAAATAGTAGATAAATATATAAAGCTAAAACAAAAAACTTCTAAACTAATAGAAAGCAATAAAGAATTATTAGAACAAATAAAGAAGCTAACTAATAAATATAATGAAAGAGAAAAACAATTAAAAAAGAATGGTTATATAATTAGTATTTAACAATAATAAAGTTTTTTTATTGTATTATTGATTAATCAAGTTTTTTCAAGTTATGGCACACGGAGGTAAAAGACCAAACTCAGGTAGAAAATCCAAATCAGAGGAAGTTAATTTAATAGAAAAATTAAGTCCTTTAGAAGACATGGCCTTTGAAGCATTAAAAGCAGGAGTTAAAAAAGGAGATTTTAAATATGTCCAACTGTTTTATAATTATTATGCAGGTAAACCAAGAGAAACTAAAGACATCTCAATAAATGAAGATGTTCCATTATTTATAGATTAATGATAGTTAAAAAAACTATTGCATTATCAAAATTACAAAAGTTAGAAAATCGTATTAAAATAGTTAGAGGAGGTACTTCTGCTGGAAAAACAATATGTATTCTTTTAATTTTAATAGATTATGCAATAAAAAACCCAAATAAAGAAATAAGTATTGTATCTGCATCTGTCCCTCATCTTCGTAGAGGTGTTTTAAAGGACTTTCTATCTATTCTTAATAGTTTACATAGGTTTAAAGATAATCAATTTAACAGGAGCTCCCTTAAATATACTTTTACTAACAATAGTTATATAGAATTCTTTAGTACAGATCAACCTGATAAATTAAGAGGGGCCAGAAGAACAGATTTATTTATAAATGAATGTAACAATGTTAGCTTTGAATCTTATAACCAATTAATGGTTAGAACATCAAATAATATATGGTTAGATTATAATCCATCAATATTATTCTGGGTAGATAAAGAATTAATAGGCCAAGAAGATACAGATTTCATTACACTTACTTATAAAGATAATGAGGTATTACCACAAAGTATAGTTAAAGAAATAGAAAAAGCAAAGGAAAAAGGAAAAACATCTACTTACTGGGCTAATTGGTGGAAGGTATATGGATTAGGAGAATTAGGAAGTTTAGAAGGAGTATGTATTCCTGACTGGAAGGAAATAAGTAATATACCAAATGAAGCAAGATTATTAAGCTACGGTATGGATTTTGGATATAGTGTAGACCCAACAACATTAATTGCTTTATATAAATGGAATGAATCCTATATATTTGATGAAGTTCTATATAAAAAAGGAATGTTAAATAGGGATATTAGCAGGACATTAACACAATTAGATATAAAAGAAAATATAATAGCAGATAGTGCAGAACCAAAAAGTATTGCAGAACTTGTAGGATATGGTCATAATGTTTATCCTGTAAGTAAAGGAAGGGATAGTGTAGTATATGGAATTAACTTAATAAACCAAAACGAAATATA